AGAACCCTCGCGGATTGCCGGTCCTAGCCCGAACTGCGCCTCCTTCGCTTTTCTGCAAGACTGCCCCGAGCATCGTATCGATCGTGCCCAGAGTCGTCGTGCTGTCTGGGTCCTCAGTTATAAGCGAGAGTGTCCCATCGCTAGCGCTCTCCGAGTCCGAAACGAACTGGGCCTCCAGGAATTGGAACCGCTTCCGCTCGATCGTCCCGTGCGTATAGCCCCGAGTGCGTAGTTGAGCTGGGATTGTGGTCTTGACCGTCGATGAGGCCCCGGCCGCAGGGGCTATGTCGTCCAGGTTTAGCCCTGTCTGGTCGAGTTGGTGCACTCCCCCGTCCTCAGTCACGGCAAATAGTTCGTTCACCTTGCCGGTCCTGGCCGGGATCAGATCCACGATGCCCCAGTTGTCTGCGCTTGTGGAATCGATCGACTCCCAGCCCTGGGTGAGGAAGTTGAAAATGAAAATCTCGTTGTTGACCTCGCTGTCCCCGGTTGGGACGGCCAGCCAGTATTTGTTGTCGTGGACGCAGGAGACGGCTTTGTCCGCATGAGCCCTGTTGATCCGCTTGATCTCGGAGTCGATCGCTTCTGAAAGTGGTTGATCGAGGCCGCGCAGGTTGAGTGCGTCGGCAAAGGTGACTCCCATCACTCCGTTGTCGGAGAGGAAGAACAAGTGACCGGCATGGTAGACGATGCTCTTTCGAGCCAGGCACCCCAGCTCGTTCGTCAGCATCCTGACTTGGACATCAGCCAGGCTCCCTGAGGTTCCCAGAAGTTGGTGGATCGAATTGCGGTTGAATACGACAAGCCGGTCTGAGTCGAACTGCTGCAGCCCCACAATGAAATCTGCAGTGCCTCCGCTAATGCGGAACTGGTTGTAGACCGTGTCAAAAGTGGAATTGTCCAGGATGTCACTTGCAATGAGTTCGTCGTAGATTGCCGGGCTGCGACGTGCCGGACTGGCCGCGGAATCGTGCGTGTAGGGTGCCCAGACTCGTCGATTGTGGTAGGTTGCCCAGGCTGATGCCGGGTGATGCTGGAATCCTCCACCCAGGCTGACCTGAGAGCGAAGGAAAACATCCGCTCCCACGCTTCCGGTATCGTCAGCCTTGGACCTGCCATAGAAATAAAATTCGTCTGCGTCTACTTTGGTGATCAAGTATTCGTCCCCGTCAACGAGCGTTGTTGGACCTTTGTCCGTTATTACTATGCGGTCTCCCGTCGATAGACCGTGAGCTGCTCCCGCGTTTCTGGCCCAAAGGAATTTTCCAGCTTTGTCGATAGTCACCTGTCCCTGCATCTCCACCTTTTGGGTGTAGGTTCCGGATGAAACCTTGCGGAAAGAAGGTGCGCTTGCGTCAGATCCGCTAAATCCATAGACCGAGTCGTCCGGGTCGAATGCCCAGGGAGTCTTCCCGTCCTGCCGCAGCATGACGACATCGAACTCCTGCTGAAGCTGTGCGTCCTGGTTGAGAGTGTCGCTCGGGTAAGAAATCGCGGTGGTGGTAAAGTCCGAGAGTTTGACCGCGGTCGCACCATCGTTGTCCGCGATGATGATATATTCGTCGTTGTTTGAGTTTGGGTTGGTGAACCGGCAGGATCCGTAGATGGCCTGTCGGCCTCCCGTCAGTTTTGCTGCTCCAGCCGTGCCCCCGGACCAGGATCCGCTCGTCCCTGAGATAGTAACATCAAAATTCGTTGCATCGACCCAGGTTGCAGCCCGGTTGCCATTAAGCGTTCCAGTGCCACCGGTAAAGCTGGCAAGGTTGACCATGCCCCCAGTCTCAGGGAGCCCGTGAGCAACGGGAGAACCTCCCCCGGTTGTGATTCTGATCCTGCCAGAGCCTTGGTCCGCTCCTGTGCTGCTGCCAATCGCTCCGATCAGAACAATCGCAGAGGTCCCGGTCGATGCCCGTAAATAAGGGAACACGTCGCTCGAAAGGACAACTCCCGAGACGTTCAAGTACCCTTCTCTCACCTTGGCCGTGCCGCTTTCCTCAAACCGCATATTTTTGGAGATGGAAACATCCCCAGGCTTGAGCTGAGACGGCCGGAGCCGGGTGACTAGCGCTCGGAAGCCAGAGTCCCCATCGAATAGAATCGGACTGTCGAGAGCTTCAGGCATTTCTACCTGCTATAGGCCAGAACAGCTCCACTCGAGAGCGTGATCTGCGAGAACGTGCCATAAATAATTTGTCCCGAGTCGATCTGCAGAGTGGTGTCCAGGTCCGCGACATTCGAGGTGGTGCCCGAGTTGTTGATCACTGCGGCCGCGCCACCTACGGCCTGAACTGCCATGAAGCTGCCGGTATGAGCCGAGGTATCGTCGATGAGTGTGGAACCGTTTCCACCAGTGAGAGAATAAGCCGTCTGTCCTTGAGCCATGCGGGAATTCTCGCACCCGCTGTCTGAACTATTTCTTGAACCGGATCCTCTCCGCGTGGCTGATCGAGGGGTCCTGCAGCCGAACCAGTTCAGCTCTCTGCTTTGCTGTCAGCCTTCCCTTATTCAGTTTAGCCAGCTTCCGGCTCTGGTCCGCAGACAGGAAGGGATAGGCTCTGGCAACCATGCTCTCTAGCCCCTTGGTCTTCACAACCGCAGAGAAAGCCGGATCCTTAAACAGACCCTTCAGGGCTGACTTCTTCCTGTTCCCGCTGGGACTCCCGTAGGCCATTATAGTTGTGATGACTGTCGAGCCTGGGAACTCCCGTGAGTCCTGACCCGGTGGTTAACAAATTGATTCCCGCGGTTCCGGTCGAGTCGCTCGAGTTCGAGCTGCAAAGCCTTGTTTGCCCGGGCCTCCAGTGCGAACGACTTCTCGACAAACCCGTCGCTGGCCAGTGTGTCAGCAAAGACCCCGAGCGAAATATAATCTCTCCACTCCATTGGGATAGAGGTCGTATCCCCGTCTTGGTCACCGTAAACCTCGGTCAGCCTGCGCTTGTAGGTTAGGTATACAACCGGAAATGACACAGTTGCAGTGCTGATGTCGCTCTCGCTTGCCACAACAGTGAACGCATGAGCAATCGCGACCGAGACAGAATCGACCGGGGTATCCACCTGAGCGCCCACTGCTGTCAGAGTGAACGTATCATTAACGATGTCGTTTGCCGCGGCCTGACTCGTCACCACGTTTTCTACCTTGACCGTCCCTCCGTTGATAGCGTCTGTTTTTCCAGGCAGGGTGATTATTGCCGATCCAAAAAGGTATCCCCACTCGGTAATGGCCTGTGACGCTCCGTAGGTGGCCTTGTAGCCCGGGAGGATCACTCCATCCTTGGCCATCAAGACCTCGTATTCTCGAGGACTGGTGACGGCAAACGGGTTCGCGTTATGAGCCCGGAGCACAGTGTCGATGTCTCCTGCTTGGATGCTTGTGCAATTTGTATCCGCAGAGGTTGTCCCCACAAAGGGGACGTAAAGATTGGTCGGATCCGAATCGTTGACCACTCGCTCCTCTCCGGTGACCAGGAACTGGTCCCAGAGATCCGACTCACGATAGGCAGACCGGGCCCTGGAGTTGACCAGGTGACGAATGCGAGTCTTCTCAACATCTATAAACGTCGCACCATGCAGCGCTTCGATTGTCGAGAGCAGATTGGCATAAGTCTCGGTCTGGCTCATCAGTCGTTACTTTTTAGGTGAGGGTTCCGCTTCAGGTAGTCCTTGGTGAATTCCTCATCGTCCCAGCAGCCAGGCCGGGAGGTAGCGAAGGCAAAGTATTCCTCGGCCGGGATCGAGGCCCGGTGTTGGTAGGTCTTCTGCTTCTTGAAGCGAACGTCCTCTTTCCACTCTCGAGCCTCCGCGGCTGACACCTGATTGGCCTTCCGCTCGTTTTCAGCCAGGTTCTGAGCCTGCTTGGCTACGGCGCCGTGCAGCTCCCTGAAGAGTCCCTCGACGTTCAGGTTCTCGTCTTTTGTATTTCTGAGCGCATCCTGCTGCTGCATATGCGCCTCCCTGCGCTCGAGGAGTTGTCCTCCTCTCCGGATCTCTCCTTCCTGCGCCCGGGTGAGCTTCTCTACGACCTGTATCATCTGGACAGGATCCCCCCGGCCAGGAGGGCATTATACCTTCCTGGCCGAGGTTTCCTTGGTGGACGGAACCAAATTAGACGCTCTCAGGGTTGAGACGCTTCATATCGACGAAGACCGTGATCTTGCCGGTATCAAGCTCGGACACGTTCGCTCCTGATGCGGTAAACAGGATGTCGATAGTGTCAGCCGTGGTGTAGAGCTTGCCCTGCTGCTCAGTCCCGGTCCCCCCGTCGATGTAGGCACCAACCCCGTTGGAGTAAGTCACCTCGGTTGCATCGACGTGCGTCTCGATGTTGTCCAGGAAGCCGTCAGCATCGCTGCCGTCCCCGATATCGATTGCGAGAGCGCTGGTAGAGCCCCCGTCGAATGCGGTTTCAAGGTAGTAACCTACGGACCTAACGATCCCCCCGGCCGGAATAGCCAAGGTGAAGGTCTGGGTCGTAGCCTCTGCGGTGAAGTCACCGTGTTTGATTGTGATGTAGTCTGAGTATCCGTTGCTCAGCTCGTTGTTTGCTACTCTAGCCATGATAGTTGTTCCTTTCGTTAGTTAGGATTTAGCTGCGAGCTTCGTCGATTTTCGCGTGGGCCCGTGGGTCCAAGCACTCGAGGGTCAACCAGGCTTCGCAATAGCCGCGGTCACCACCACCCTGATCGTCCAGGGACACCTGCTTGAGCGGAATCAAACTAGCGACTCCATATGCCTCGGTGTTCACAATGTGAGCCCGATCGTGGAATGTAGTATCGACGCTGCAGTCGGGATTAGAATTCGCTAAGCGAAGATCCCCAAAGTCGCTCCGGAACAGGTCAACTGACAGGACGATCGTCTTGCCGGTGCCCGAGATGTTGTAACGCTGGGTGTCGTTGTTAGCTCCAGTCCGCATAAATTGACTGATACTTTCCCTCACTTTCGTGTCTGCCACACAGGTCACGTTCTGCAGGTTGCCAGAGACATTATACATCGATGCCAGCGCGGTGTTGAGGTCTTCCTCAGTCACGTCAGCGTTCGACTTGGTAATGATCTGGTTGCTCGAGGTCCGATATGCGGAAGGCACGTCGGAAGGGCCAGCCGAGTCAATCCAATCAGTCAGTCCGCGCATGAGCGAGACCGCAGAACCGGATCCAGTCTGCTTGTCGTTGGCCGAACCAATCGCGGCCTCGATATCTCTTTTTAGCTCACGCAAACTTTTAACTTTCGCGTGGCTGCTGTCTACGCCGATTGACGAGACGGCCGTCTGTACCTGGCTTACCATGTAATCGCGTCGGAAACCCTGAATTCTATTGCCGAGACGAGCCCGGTTTTCGAATTTGTCGTCAAACGATGTGATGTCGCTTCCTTCAGCGATACCCGTGAAATCGACGGCTGCAAGGCCATCGCAGGTCCACTCGTGGTTTGTGGCCAAGGCCTTACGCTTAGGGGCCAAGGACGTTAAGGGCGTACTGGTCGGATCCATTTGCGTCAACAAATTGGTAAGATCCTCTCTGTTACTCACCGCAGAACCGGTCCCGGGCGCAGCCGGGTTGTCATAAGAGCTACTAAAAGCCATGATAGATGTTCCTTTCGGTTAGAATTAGTTGTTTTGAAGAGTGAGAATTTCTTCCAAGATCCTGTAGTCCCCAGTTTGCTCGAATTGCGTTTGCAAGTTCTCCAGTCCTTTGACCGGCCCTGGCGCCTGCTTTGCAGGAGCGGCAGTTCCAGCGCTTGGATTTTCGGGAGGTCTCATGCGGCTTTGCGGTTGTTGCTTTGCCGTCTGGCCTTTCCCGGCCTTCCGTTGCTCTGATCGATGAATGGAATCCGCAGCGTGAGCTAACACGAGCGGGATCTCGGGGAACTCGTCCTTCAACGCTTGCAGGCCGGGGTGACTCATCACACCTTCCCACCGTTGCCGAATCGGGTTCTCTTCTTCCTTCATCCACGCGAACTCATCTTCTGCAATCTGACGTGCTTGCTGACGCTCCGCTGCGATAACCTGCTTTTCTTGCAGTTCCCCGTAGCGGTTTTTCAGATGTGTCGAACGTGCTTTCCTTGCACTCCGAGCAAGTCCCTTAATCTCCTTGAGTGTATACTCCCGGCCATCTTCCTCGTGAACGATGGCATCGGAATGCTCATCTTCGTTTTCCTCGAGGAGGTTGTCGGCCCACTCAATCATCTCGTCAACTTCTGCGGCTTTCTGCTGCAGGTCCTCGACGGTCTCGACTTCGCGGTAAGGATTCTTATCTGGGTCGGAAGGCCGCGCTAGCGGGTCTTCCTCTTGCTGCGACCTGGCCTCGAGCGTTGACCGGAGTTCGCTTCTCTCCTTAATCAAGCCAGCGATACGATCTGCTCCGCGGCTATTTAGGTGATCGGCTATTCCCTGCCACTCGTTCTCGGTCAGGTTGTCCAAGTCCAGTCCAGCGACTGTCTCCGTTAACCCATCGTCGGAAAGTTGCTCGGCATTCTCATGGCCTGCTTCCCCCTCGGATTGGTCTTCCGGAGTCTGGGCCAGGAGCGCAACTGCCTCTGCTTCTGAGAGGTTGTCGTCTCCTGTATGTAGCGTGTCCTGTTCTTGTTCGGGAGACACGGTCCCCGATTGATCTTGGTCTGTCATACGTTCTCTTTGCGCCCGAACGGTTGCGTGACTCAAATCTCGCACACCCTGTCTGAACTATTTTGAGAACGTCTATTCCTCTCCCAGGATCTCGTGGGCCAGGCCGTCTAAAGCATCGATTCTGCCCACTGCCTTCCAGACCTCTCGCTCATTCTCGGCCTCTCCCATGCCGGTGAGAACGGCTTCCCTGCGGGAGACCAGCTCTTTCACGATGATCTTCGCGTAATCGGTCGTCCTCAGATACTCGAGGGCACCTTCAAAAGTCTGCGGGTCCATTTTTTAGCCTGCTTGCTGGATTCCTTGGAGATCGGCTGACTCTGTCCCCAGCTTTCCGGTCTCAGCATTCTGCTGCTGCTGGAGCTGGTGCTGGATTTGGCCAAAGTACTTCTGGAGCCGGGCTGCGAACGCTTCGTCATTCTGCGCGCGCTCGGCAACGTCTGGTTGCTGCATATATTGCTGGCCGATCTGCATCGCGATCTGGTGACCGGATGGCCGTGCACCGATTTCGAGTCCCGCATATATCATGCTCAGATCCTCTGCCACGTCCCTCGCTGCCTTGGCCGTCCCCTGCTCCTCTGCCTGCAGGACGGTATCTGCCAGGACCGGATCGATCGCTGCCGCAGCAAAATCTAGCATTTTCGAGATGTCGATCTTGCCGGTGCGATCGTATTGGACGAGCTGGAGCATCTGGGTGAGCTTTTTCTCCACCGTCTCCGGATCGTGATTCTGAGCATCCCAGGAGACGTGGAGGTCCATCTCGTGATTTGGATCCATCTTCTCGAACTGCTGGGGCTCCGGGATGCCGGATATCCGGAAGAATAACTGGGCCGGGCCATAGCGGTTGAAAGCCGAGAAGGCCGCGGAGAGCACTCCGGAGATGTGAGCCAGGAACTTGTCGAGGTAGAAGGCCCTCTTCATCTGAGCGTCCGGGTCCAGCTCCGGGCTGGCTAGTCCAACCATCCGGTCAGCCTGGGCCAGCAGGGTAGATTCGATCTCGATTGAGCCAGGGTCAGCCGGTGGAGGATCGACCCAGCCGTACTCCCCTGCCCTGCGCTCGGTAACGTGCCCTCCTGGCCGGAACTCCGGCTTGGGGCGCCCAACCGGGCCCTTTGAGGCCGGAAGCGTTGCCAAGGAGCTTCTATCAATTCTGGAATCCCGTTCGGCTTTCACCTGCCATTGCGTTCCTCGCAGAAGATCCACCATCGATCGCGTGTCATAGAGTCGCTTAGAGTCACGATGAAGCTCAGTCACGATGAACGGGTAATCCGACAACCCCTCGAGGAGGGTATGCTTCGCATGAGCGTTGTTGCCGGTGTGGCTTTGATGCCAGACCGTGCAGTAGATCCCCTCGGCCCCGTCCTTCATTAGACGCTGGTAGGTGTAGATGATCTCGACGAAGTCCGAATTCTCATCGAACTGCCCGAGGAAAGCGGCAGAGTCTTTTGCCTCGATGTCGCTGGTATGTGTCCCTCGCAGCTTCTCGATGACGTGATCCACCCACTTCTCGTCCCACTCTTCAGTCGAAACCTTCGACAGCAGCTCGGTCGGAGTCATCAAGACTCGACGGTGGACGAAAGGTGCCTGCTGCGGA